TGTAAAAAGCTCATCCATAGCTCCTCGGACATTAGTAGATGTAAAGTGGTTATTTGGGTCTGGCAATGCGATCATATCGGCACCTTTACCAACTACTTGTGACGCTACATCCGCCAAATGTTCAGCAGCCGCGACCGCTTGAGCTTTCATTTGAACATCAATAATGTCTGCATTTTCGTTAAAATCAGTTATCTTGACATTGTCGGTAAGTTCCGGCTTTTTCAATAAATAATTAGTCGTTGTTAGCATTTCATCACTCCCTAGCTAAAAGTCTGCATCCCTGCCCACGTTAAGGCCGAAACTTGCTGCCATGTCTTAGGTGCTACAAAGCTCCAATTGTTGTAAGTATAATCGTAGGCAAATGCCAAATGAGCTGGCTTGATCTCTTCGAGGATCTCTGAAAGGTCTACCATATTTAGAGGTGTTCCCTTCGTTCCGGTAAATTTAACCCGGAATGAATAGTTTGGATTATCCTCCACTACTTCAACCACGCCATTGCTAAACGCTGCCGCAACCGTCTGGATCATGGCCTTTGTCGTGGTCCCTACCGCCCTAAGTTTAGCTTTGACTTTCTCGCGCCTGAAATCATACGGCTTCGAGACATCTGGACTAATACCGAGATCCTGCTCCCAGCGATCAACGTTTTCTACTACACTGTCAGTAAAGAGGCTATCCTGTACGGTATCGAGTTCAAATTCTAACCGTCTGAGCTCTTTAGTGTTGGTATCAAGGAGATTGTTCATCACCTCCGAATTAAAGTAATAATTCGGCAACGCCTTCAGCATCTCGGCTTTGTAATCGCGGTTGGCCACACTGCACGAAACGATCATTTCTGCTTGTCCTTCTGAAATGATCGGTGAGAACTCAATATTTACGCCTTGGATCCATACCTCGCCAACACCTTCGATGGTCGCCTTACCGATATTCAGATCAACACCTTGAGCAATTAATTCAGCCACACCTTCTGACAGTGCTAAGCGAAAATCCATAACCAAGTGAGGATCTAAATCAACCCACGTTAGGGCCTGAACTGCATCCCACGTTTGCTGTTCAATCGCTGACATAATCATTCACCTACTTAAGTTTTACGATTAGGTAGCTTTGCGGGATCTTAAACTGGCTCGAAATATTAATGGTCTTGGCAAACTCTAAGGGAGCGTGGAAGAGCAAATTACCACCACTTTGAGCGTCGTATAGTCCTACGTGAGTAATTGTTCCCCAGCTTGCCGTTGCTATTGGGTAAAGCACATCGGCTAAATTAGATGTTTGTCCATCAGCGGGAGCCGTTAATGCAATGGGCATTCGTACATAAGATCCGCCGGTTACTTCTGTACCTGTGCCTGCATCCGTTGGATCAGAGGTGAAAAGCGCCGCGTACACTGTCGTGGGTGAGGTATATGGGGCGTTCCGGAGTACGGCATTGATTAAGGCATTCTCCAGGTAATCTGATAATTGGCTCAAAATAAACCACCTCCTAAATTAATGTAACGGTGCCAAGGATCGCCACCTCGGTATCAGCAACGGAAATATTGGCGGTACCAGCATTGACCGTTAGACTCGTGTGATCAAGGACCCCCGCACTACTAAGGATAAGGCTACCGATCCAAGCATAACTGACAACATAGTTTTCCGTGAAAGCGATCTCTTTTAGATATGCAATTACACTTGCCTGGATATTAGCCAGGGCTTGTTCCTGAGTGTAGTCAGTACTAATTGTGAGTTGAACGGTTATATCAATAGTTTTGCCCGTGGCGGACACTACCGTCACAGTTGCGCCAATCGGACGCTCACCCTCTATGTGGTTTGCCACGTCTGTAACCAACTGAGTGCTGGCCGGCTGTCCGTTGCTGTCAATAAGCATAACTTTAACGGTCCCATTGCCTGCCCACAGTGGGAATACGCTGGAATTTCCAACACCTGTTACCTCTTTGGCCCAATTAAGATAATGGTACTTGTTGCCGCTAGTCGGAGGAGTTCGCACCTTCTCGAAATAACGCTGACGGAGCTCATCGTCTGGCTCACCGTCGTAACCATTGGTTAAGGCCAAGGTGTTAACAACTGCAGATAATCCCATGATAGCCACTGAGAAGTACTTAATGGACCCTGCTGGCACGTTTCCTGTACTACCATAGACATCGCACTCAACTGTTACGTCCAGCATAGTTGTCACGTCGATGGCCTCGTCCGGTGAAATGACGGTATAGGTAATTGTTCCACTGGCCACTTTTGTCCCTGCCTTGACGACTGTCCCCAACTGTCCTGTTATGGTCACAACTCCTGTTGTCTTTGTAGATGGCTTACGCGTAACTCCCTGCTCTGCTACCTTGCGGTCTAGGTATTCGCCTTCTGCGGTAGTCACAAAGCCCTGGTCAAGTGTAGCTCCGATTTGAGTGTCTTTGAGTTCCAGTTCAATCGCCACTGGCCCTATTGCGTCATAATAAAAAGACCCCTCTGATTTGTCTATATCAGTTGGGATGTTTCCTAGCATACGATTTGATATTGTAGCACTAGTCTCGCTAGGCATTTATAATCACCTCCCCATAGAAAGACTCTACGATAAAGCCAACATCTGCTTTGCCTCCATCAATACTTATGTCAATATTCTTAATCCCCGTGATATACGCATTGATCAATAATGATTCCTTTAGGTATCGTTCCAATTCGGATCTTAACGCACCCGTTGAAAGTCCCGAATTGACTAATGTTTCGAGTTCATTTCCATACTTTACAGTATAGACTCTATACTTGTTTTTCTGAGTCTTTAAGGCTTTCCAGATCCACATTTTGATGGCTTCTTTGCCCGTTACGATAATGAATTTACCGTCGACAAGCAGGAAATCATTGTTGCCGAAATCCCATGCGTACTCCTTTGCTAGCGGTAACTCCGTCGATGCCGCCACGGTGGATGCGATGGCCGTGCTCACTGTTATTGTTTCTGCCGGAAATATGCTCATGGGCTCACCAGCCTTGCAAATACGATATACATCTGCCCATCCAATGATGGGGTTAACGCAACAATATCATCCTTTTTAAGTCCATCTGTAAAGGCAATGTCTCCGTCGGTAATGGCTAATTCTGTTATGTCGTGAGTATGGGAGCCATAGTCTCCAACAGTTACCGAACTCATAACACCGCTGCCCTCCGTACTCGGAATGTTAATTTTCCTCGCATAGTCAGGCAGCAAGTAATCCGCGACCAAGAGGTTTTCTTTGCCGATCTGCAAGTCTCCTAACTTGATGGTTAGCGGATCCGCTGACACAACAATGCCCACCTGGACGTAAGGAGTGTTATTCTTTCCCCCTTGCGTTCTCATGTGCTCAATTAATGAGCTATATGGGTTTTTGATAATATCACCCCTTACTGTCCATTTTGTTGCCAAAGCTCAGGTTTAAGGACATAGTATATTTTCCGGTACCCGGCTCCCATGTGTGAGTGTCGCCATCGATAAACATTACCGCATTTTGCAAGGTGCTCACATAAAATATCTCAGTGTTTACTGCATAACCTGTTCGACAATCCCAATTTCCCAGGGCGGGGATTGTTACGTCCCGCTGTATGCCGGTAAGCATTCCATTAGCAACCGTCACACTGTCCTTGTCCGCTTCCTTGGTGTAGTTGTCCTGGATTAATCCATACTCTCCGATCCATGAGCCGTTGCTGACTTCTCCGACATAATCATTTTTATCGTCGTAGATTTTAACCTTATTAATCATGCCATCCATGGTGTCGCGGTAACTTGTGCTTAAGATATTATTACCAACGCCATCTAGTCTGGAACGTAGGGTATAATCTGCAACTACTTTTCCTTTTTCGATCACAGATAACTTTGTGCCATCCATGACCGGAATGTATTTCTTGCCGTTTGTTTTGCTTGCCTGAGTGTACATCTCCATGATGGCTTCGTGACCTGTTTTCTGAGCGATGAGCCGATTAACTTTGATTCCGGTGCTTGCAAGATCCCCCACACCTATTCCTAGTTCGGAGCAAATTTTTCGGGTTGCATCTTCGGGGGTAATGTTTACAAAGTTATAAGTCACCTTGGATTTGGTCAGGTAAATCAAATAGTCATAGGCGGGGAAGGTTAGTTCTTCGCTAGAAGAGTTTATTTCCCGGTCCCATGCAATGCCTCTGAATATCTCTTTACCATCCAGCAACAACCAAACCTTTGTCCCTGGTGCTATTTGTGTCCTCGGTTGGTTACGGTCCCAAATAGGATAGGCAAGCGTAATGTCTAACTTCCTCGCGGCCTGCGCCTTGTCTCCCGAGCAGCTTATACTTTTGATTACGTTAGTTATGTCAGTTACTGCCCCATTGTAGAGGCTGTAAAGTTTAATCATAAGGCAATCACCTTGTACTCTTTAAGTTCCAGGCTAAAATAAACATCGCCCGTTCCATCGCGCACTCCATATTCAAAGCTTTCAATCGTGCATTCAGTATTAATTGCACCGGTCACAAGGTAGCGGATAGGCTTTCCGCTCAACATCCATTTTTCAATTAAGTCGATACATTCTTTTGGTGTTGGAAATGCTTTGTACTGGCAAAAGCTATACACTCGCTTGGGGAAAAACGATTGAATCGTTGGTATCTCGGCTAGTTTTGGTTTTCCGATGAAACTTACTTCTCCCAATCCTTCAACGACAATAGTGCTATTATTTAAAGATTTTTTAATCGCATAATTAGGAGGAGGAACGGGAAGTTGGAGGCTTTCACTTCCTTGCTTTAACCAAAATTCCACTTTCATCCCTCCTACATATTTGCTGCCGCCGCGTCTAGTTGAGTCACAATTGCGCTTGCAAGTTTATGGATGTCTGCTTCTTCTCGGATAACGGTTCCGTTCATGTAAACAATCACCTTATTTGATTCTGAATTACTATTTTTAGCCATCCCCATACTTACGTCATGGGGTATTATCCTTGTCCCCCCTGGCAGGTCAACGATTTCCCCGCCTTCTTCGTTGATCCTTGTTGGACCTCCGCGCCAATTATCTGTCCCTTTCGCATTTCCACTCATCCTTTGATTGCTACCAACCCCAGTGGTATTACTAGGCGCAGCAATTATTGCTACGTGAGCGATCATGGGCAGCCCTATGGCGTCCCTAAGTTTATTGAGTAAATCAATGGCA